CACAACCGTTACAACCGCCTCTAATGGTGCGAATGTTGAAGATGTGTCTTCTATTAAGTATTTTGCTCCAAGACTCTACTCAGCACAATATAGAGCAGTTACACCTAGAGATTATGAAGCAATAATACAAACTATTTTTCCTCAAACAGAATCTGTTGCAGTTGTGGGAGGAGAGGAACTTGATCCACCTCAATTTGGAAAAGTACAAATAAGTATAAAACCAAAAAATGGTACATTTGTATCAGATTTCGATAAACAACAAATTAAAACTAAATTAAAATCTTATGCAGTTGCAGGTATAAACTCTGAAATTGTAGATTTGAAGATATTATATGTTGAAATTGATTCCAACATTTACTATAATCCTGCTCAAGTAGCATCATTCTCTGATTTAAGAACAAATGTTATATCTGGTTTAACTGAATATGCAAATAACGTTGAAATGAATAAATTTGGCGGTAGATTCAAGTATAGTAAAATAAACCAACTTATTGATCGAATTGATGATGGTATCACATCTAATATTACAAAGGTTATTGTAAGAAGAGATATAAGTGCATTATTAAATCAATTTGCACAATATGAACTTTGTTTTGGTAATCGTTTTCATGTTAATCCTGCTGGTTTTAATATAAAGAGCACTGGATTTACAGTAGCAGGTGTTAATACAACTTGTTTCCTTACAGATATACCAAGTAAAGATTCATCAGGTAATTTAGACGGAACAATGAAGGGTACATTGAGTATTGTAACCAGAAATAACAAAGATCAACAGGTTGTTGTTAAGAGGGATGCTGGAGGAGTTGATTATATGAAGGGTGAAGTCATATTAAATACGATTAATTTTACATCTACTTCATTAGATAATAATATAATAGAAGTTCAAGCATTCCCAGAGTCATTTGATGTTGTTGGATTAAAAGATTTATATGTAAATTTTGACGTTTCTAAGAGTAACATAAATATGGTGAAGGACGTAATTGCATCAGGAGAAGATGTTTCAGGTGTCGTATTTACCAGAGATTACTATACCTCTAGTTACTCAAACGGGGTTTTAGAGAGGAAATAATTTATGTCACAAATTGACAAAAGAATAAAAGTCAATACTATCATAGAAAATCAGTTACCAGAGTTTGTTCTCGCTGATTTTCCAAAAGCGATAGAATTTTTTAAACAATATTATATCTCTCAAGAATTTCAGGGAGGTCCTAGTGATTTAATCAATAATTTTAACCAATATCTAAAGGTTGATAATTTAGTACCTGAAGTAATTGTTGGGGTAACAAGTATATCTGCTGATATTGCATCTGCAGACACAACCATTAATGTTACAAGTACAAAAGGATTTCCTGATGAATATGGTTTAATAAAAATTAATGATGAAATAATATCTTATACAGGGATAACTACAAATTCATTCACAGGTTGTATTCGTGGATTTAGTGGAATATCTGGATACAATGTTGGTGTTTCATCCTCATTAATTGATGTTAATAAAGAAAGTTTAATATTTGAGGATACAAATTCAGCAGATCATACATCTGGTGATACTGTTAAAAACTTATCCGTATTATTTTTACAAGAATTTTATCGTAAATTAAAGAAAACATTTTTACCAGGTTTAGAAGATACTAAATTATCGTCAAAATTAGATGTTGGTAATTTTGTTAAATTTGCCCGTTCATTCTACCAGTCAAAAGGTATAGAAGAGTCAATATCTATTTTATTCAAGGTTTTATACGGAGTAGAATCAAAAGTTGTTGATTTGGAAGGTTTCTTAATTAAACCCTCTGGTGCAGAATTTATAAGAAGAGAAACTATTGTAGCTGAATTAATAACCAGTGGTGGAGAACCCAAAAATATAATTGGACAAACCGTATTCATGTCAGATGACCTTAATACGAATGCGTCTGTATCAGAGGTTGAAATATTTACAAGAGAGGGAAAATCATATTTTAAGATATCATTATTTGTAGGATTTAGTGAACCAAGTGATTTAATCAAAGGTATATTTGAGGTAACTCCAAATACAAAATCACTTAATCCTGTGCAAGTTGGTGCATCTATTATAAATGTTGACTCAACAGTTGGATTTGATGAATCTGGTACAATTATTAGTGGTAATAACACTATCAATTACACATCTAAATCTATTAATCAATTTTTTGGTTGCACAGGTGTAACAAGAGTTATTAACACTGCAGACAATATAAGAAAAAATCAAACTTTATTTGGATATGAAAATGGCGAATTAAATAAAAAAATAGAATTTAGAATTACTGGTGTACTATCAAAACTACAAGTTATTGATGAACTTAATTTAGCAAATGAAGGTGAGAACATTTATGTTAAAAATGTTGGTGAAAAGATAGAAAATAATGGATTATCTTATAAAGAAAAATTTGCAAATGTTTGGCAATATAATACAAGTTCAAGATTTAGAGTTGAAATTGCAGGAAACACATTTTCACTTGAAACAAAAATAGATAAATCCTCATTAAAAATTGGTGATCAATTTGAGATATTAAGAAGAAATGAACAAACTATAGAAGGCACTGTAGAGGTAGGGTCTATTAATTTGGACAATAGTTTTACAGCTATTACAACATTTACACCAAATTCTAACATTCAATACGATATACGTAGAATAATTAAAAAAGTTAATAGCACAGGTGTTGAAATCAAAGAGGGTAATGATGCTATAATTTCTAATGTCCTTAATGTTTATACGGATAGTAATATTGATGGATATGTTGCATCTAATTCATTACCAGATTATACAATATCTGATGTTGTTACAAGTGAACAAGTAGTTGGAAGTGCATTAACAAATCCAACATCTGTTGATTTTTCATTAGATTCACAAAATCCAAATAATAATTTATATTACTTTATTGATTTTCGCACAAGTAATTCAATCAAATTTGTAAAGGGTGATGCTGTTGTATATAATGCAATTAAAGTTGGTATTGATACTAATCCTGTAGATGTGATACCTGGTCTAGTTGATGGTGGTATTTACTATGTTGATCCACAACCAGAACCTGTTGGTAATAACATTACTCGTATTGCTCTTCATTTTTCAAGGGCACAGATTGGAACTGCGAGCACCATTCAGATAGGTGCGACTTCTTCAAGATTAGATATACATAGATTCACTTTACAAAGACACGCTAATAAAAAATTAACATCAAATAAGATATTAAGAAAGTTCCCTTTATCACAAAATTTATTTGTATCCACATCAAATGAACCAACTGTAAATGAAGTAGGTATATTAAAAGATGGTGTTGAAATTGTATCTCCTAAATCACCAGATACAATATTTTATGGACCACTTCAAGATTTGACGGTATCAAATGGTGGTGAAAGATATGATATTGTAAATCCCCCTAAAATTGAAATAGAATTAGGTATAGGTAAATCAGCACTTGCTGAACCAATAATAAAAGGAGGTGTTGAAGCAGTTTTAGTTGACCCCCAAGACTTTGATATTGAATCTGTGAAGAGCATATCACTAACTGGAGGTAATGGTAGTGGTTGCTTATTACAGGCAGCATTAGGAGATAGATTCCGTGAGATAGAATTCGATAGTCGTGATATTTTCTTCGGTGGTGGTATTGATATAGACGATGAAACAATTACTACAAGAGCAAAACATAATCTTGAAAGTGGTCAATTAGTTTATTATAAAAACAATGGCAATCCATCTGTAGGTATTGGTTCTGCATATGGTACAAATACCGTAGAGGGAACTCTATCTGATGGAGATCCTTATTTTGTAAGAGTTGTAAACCCAACAACAGTCAGATTGTTTAATAATAAATCAGATGCAATGTCGGGTATTGCTGGTATTAATACAGTTGGTTTATCAACTGATACTGCTGCAATAGGTATTCATAAATTTAGAACTGAATCAAAAAATACAATCTTTGGTGTAAATGTATTAGACTCAGGTTCAGGTTATCAATATCGTAAATTAAGAGTTAATCCAGCAGGAATTCTAACTTCTTACAATACAATCAACTATGATAATCATGGTTTTGAGCATGGTGATATAGTAGAATATTCACCAACTGTAGGCATTGGTACAACTATACCACAATCCATACAAGGTTTAAGCACAACTTCTTCATATTATGTGATGAAGGTAGATGATAATTCATTTAAACTAGCAGATGCTGGTATAGGTGCTACAATTTCAAGTAACTTTGAAAGAGAAAAGTTTGTTAGTTTAGGTTCAACAGGAACAGGATATCAGACATTTACATATCCAGAAATCAAAGTAAATGTTGAAGTATCGTATGGATCAACTGTAACTGGAACATTTAATTTCACACCAATTGTATCTGGTGAGATAATAGGCACTTACTTATATGAACAAGGTTCTGATTATGGATCAAAAATTGTAAATCACGTAAATAAACCCTCTGTTAAAATACAAACTGGAGTAGGTGCAGAATTACGTCCTATTATTGCTAATGGTAAAATTGAGGATGTCGTCGTTGTCAATAAAGGATCAAATTATTCTTCTCCACCATTATTAAAAATAACTTCAGATACTGGTAATGGTGCAATCGTTAGATCTATTATTGAAAATGGTAAGTTAATTGATGCCATAGTAATTAATTCTGGTCTTGGATATACTGCTTTGACAACAAATGTTGATGCAGAGGCAAGAGGAAAAAATGCAAAGTTTGAACCTGTTTTAAGAGATTTATCATTAAATGATAAAACAAGATTTGGAAGTAGTCATCTAGTAGGACGTAGCAATGATTTGCATTTTGGAATTCTTGGATATACACAAACATTAGCGTCTATATTTGAGTCTGATTCGTTTAGTAAAAAGAATAACAATGAATTTGATACAATATTAAAACATTCACCAATAATCGGATGGGCATATGATGGTAATCCAATCTACGGACCATTTGGATTTACAAAACCAGATGATATAAACTCTGGATTATCTACGATTCGCTCTTCATATACTAAAAATTCAAGTGAAGTTGTAAATAGACCAAGTGGATTTGTAGATGGATTCTTTAATGATGATTTTCAATTTGATGCATCTGGTGATTTAGATATACATAATGGACGTTTTTGTAAAACACCAGAATTTCCAAATGGAATATATGCTTATTTTGCAACTTGCGAAATAGATACAAATGGTCAATTAACTGGTTCCTATCCATATTTTATAGGTAATACTTATAGATTACCAATTATAACTGAAAACAAAGAACTAACTCATGCATTTGATTTTAATAATTCTAATTTATCTCGTAATACTTATCCACATAATGTTGGAGAAGATGATGCTGATAATGATTTTATCATTGAATCAAATGAAGTAATCAGACAAGCAACAGAAATCGAGTCTGTAACAAGTGGTGGAGTGCAAGATGTACAAGTATTAAATGGAGGCACTGGATATAAAGTAGGAGATGAAGTTGACTTTGATGATACAGGCACTAAAGGTGGTGGATTTAGAGCAGAGGTAAGTGAAATTTTAGGAATTGGTGTATCAAATATTACTACAAATTTGAATAGATTCGAGCAAGCAGTATTTACATGGAATAACGCAAATGAAGTTCAGGCAAGTTGTCTACCATTCTTTGAACTTAAAGATCAAGAATCAATATCTGTCTCTGGATTAACAACATCAGTGGTTGGTTTGACTGATACTTTTATAGTTGGTATCAATACTGACACTGTTAAACTTGGTAAAAAAATGAATGCTGTCAATGTTGGAGACAGTGTAATAGAAGATATTTTTGTAAATAAGTTACCAAATACAGTTTCAGTTGGTGGTTCTCTAAGAGTTGGTGAAGAAACACTCAAGGTATTAAGTGTTTATGCTTCTCAAAAAGTAATAAGAGTTATGAGAACCGCTGGTGGAGGTGTAGCTGGTGTTGCACATACTTTTGGTTCTAATATAGATGTACTTAATAATCAAATATCAATACCAGTAAAAACTAGAAGATTTGAATCAAGAAAAAATGATGTAGTTTATTTTAATGCACCACAATCAGTTGGAATAGGAACAAGTGGTGTTAATACAGAAACAACCTATGTTATTGGTGAGGTGCAGAATAAAATCTCAATTCCTAACAGACAAATTTATCTACCTAAACACCCATTTACCACTGGTCAAAAGGTAACATTAAATGTACCACCAATATCTAATAAACAATTTAATGTTGCAACCACTGATGATCCAAATGATCTTCCAAATAATTTCCAAATACCGTTTACTGGAAATTCAATTGATTTATTTGTTATTAAAAAAGGCGAAGATTTTATAGGTCTATCAACAGTTGGCATTGGATCTTTAGGTGATGGATTATACTTTAAATCTAATGCATCTAATTTAACTCCAAATCAATCACTAAATGAAAATTTATATTATCTAACTTCTACATTTAATCAAGTAATCGGAGACATTGATCATGTTGTAAGCACGGTTACAACAAATATTTCAGCAGCAAATACTACTACTCATGGATTACAAAATGGTGATATTGTCAAAATCAATGTCGTTCCAAATCTTGCAGTGGGTATTGGTTCTACCACTACACCTGTATCAGTAAAATATAATAGTCAATTTGATAAACTATTAATTAATCCAATATCATTTACAAGTTCGGATGTAGAAGCAAATAGAATTGATATACAAAATCATGGATTTAAGACTGGAGATAAGGTTTTACATGATGGTGGCAATGGCACAGGTATTGCAACTGGATTATATTATGTAAACAGAATAAATGATAGGTACTTCCAACTAGCAGAAACATTTAAGGATTTAAGTTCAGATCCAGTAAGATTAATAACAATTAATCCTAATACAGGTGGTAATCAAACTATCGCACCAATTAACCCCAGAATAAGCGTTACTAAAAATTCTAAGTTAGCATTTGGTCTCACTGATACATCTTTAACGGATTTTGACTTTAAGATTTTTTATGACAAGGATTTATTAAATGAATATAATAGTGCCCAAGATTCAAGTATTTTTAATGTTGTTCAAGTGGGAACTGTTGGAGTAGGAACTCAATCAAGTGAATCGAATCTTACTCTTTCTAACACCACTTCATCTCCAATTACTTTGTATTATGGATTGACAAAAGGTGGATTTATAAGCACTGCTGACACCGAAGTACAAAATTATTCCGAAATAGTTTTTGTACCAAGTATTTACAACGGTGAATATAAAATTACAGGTGTTACATCTGAAACATTTAATTTCTCTCCTAAGTTACCAGAATTTTTCAGATATGAGAGCACTGATTGTGATAAATTAGAGTATTCTACGAAATCAAAAAATACTCACGGTGCAATAAATGATGTAAAAGTTCTGACACCAGGATTTAATTATGAAAAGTTACCTAAGTTCAATTCAGTAAAATCTACTTTAGGGCAGAATGCCAATCTCATTTCTATATCAAATCAAATTGGTAAAATAAAAGATGTTAGAATAAAAGACTTTGGATATGAATATTCAGCTGATAAAACACTTCGACCTGAAGCATTAATCCCTTCAGTCGTTAATATTGATAATCTTGATGTAGTAGATAGTGTTAATATATTAAATGGTGGATCTGATTTTACATCTGCACCCAGTCTGTTACTCTTTAATCCTCAAACTAATACGGTAGTTGATAATGTTTCATTTAACCCAGTATTTAAGAATCAAACAATAATCGATGTAGATGTTGTTGCCCCATTAAACGGATTAGACTCAATACAACATCGTTTAGTTTCGATCAATAATTCTAATGGTGTTGGTATAAATTCTATACAAACAAGCACCTCTGGAATAGTGACTTGTTTCTTGGAAACACCATTTAATGGATTCCCTAATCCTCAACCATTCGCAGAGGGTGATGAGATTTATGTTGAGGGTATTCAACGAGTAGGTGAATCAGGAATAGGTACAGGTGGTGTTGGAGTCTCTTCCATTGTAACTGGTGATGGATTTAATTCAGAAAATTATGATTATAGATTCTTTAAAGTTACATCATATACACCTGGCACAATAGCAATTCTTAAATTTAGTCTTGTTGGTCTGACAACTAATCCTGGTATTGGTAAAACCTTCCAATCTGGATTTGCATCTATAATTAATAAGAAAATATATCCTGAAATCATTCCATTACAAACAAGAGGACAATTCATAAAAAATGAACCAGTAAATATTAATGGTGAGAAGACTGATTTAGTTGTTGTAGAAATAAGGGATGATTATATTAAATTAGATGGTGTAAGTAAATTTAAGAAAGGTGATAGAATTAATGGATTACTAAGTGGTGTATCAGCAGAAGTTTCAAGTGTTATAAGAAATATTGCTAAATTTAATATCAATTATGCAAATCGCCAAGAATATGGTTGGATTGATGGTATAGGTAAATTAAATGACGATACACAGGTAATTGCTAATAACGATTATTATCAAAATCTTTCATATGCAGTTAAGAGTCCTATTACATGGGATGAATTTTCTAATCCAGTTAACAGATTAGTTCACCCTGCAGGATTAAAAAACTTTGCTGATACCAGTGTATTACGGAGCGTAAAAGTTGGTATTGATACTATAAGTCCAGATTCTGTATCAACACTAATATTTGATTTAGTTTCAGAGGTAAGAGTAGATGAAGTGAGAAATTTTGATTTTGGAGATGATTATGACATAGTAAATAATAAATCAAAAAATATATTATTAAATCAGAAAAAACTTACTGATTTTACAAGATGTCTTACTAATAGAGTTCTAATTCATGATGACATAAGTTCTCAATTCTCAAGTGTAAGTTTTGCTGAAGGAACAACAATTATTGATGAAATACTAACTGATTTTGCTACTTATTTGATACAAATTATTGATCCAGATACGTTTGATACTCAAATTAGTGAAGTAATTGTGATGAAAACAATAAATGATAATTTTATCATAGAAAAATCATCAGACTCAGCTGGTATTGGACTTAACAATCAAAATGGCAACTTAAAGTTAGGTGAATTAAAGACAGAAACAACCACTGGTGGTGATAATAATTTAATATTTGAACCAGTTGATCCATTTAACAGAGATCATGATATTAAAGTATTAAAAACATTTTTTGATACGAATATTATTTCCAATGGAAATAAAATAATAGGAAGTGTTAAATTAACAGGATCAAATGTCGGTGTTGGATCAACTACTGTAGGTTTGACTACAACTTCGATTGCTGAGTTTTCTAAAGATGATTTTAATGGATTATTTGCAAAAATATTTGTTCAAGATTCTGTTACTAATGAAATTAACTATAACGAAGTTTTAATTGATTTTGATGGTTCAACAACTGCAGAATCAAATATATTTGTAGATTCAAGCACAGCAGGTAATGGAAATGTGGTTGGACTTGTAACAACAAGATTTGAGAATGATTTAATAAAAATACAGGTACAAAATGATAGATTAAATCCTTTAGATGTAAGAGCGAATATTGTTGGATTAGGAACTACAACAGCAGGAACTGGTACACATCGTTTCTTATCATTAGATCAACCAGCAGGAACTGAAAGAAGTGTTAGATTAGAGTCACAATACAATACAGGCACAACAAACCCAATAACTTACACATCTGTAAGTAAAGATAATGATAGTACAGTTAAATCTCTGGTCAGAGTATCATGTGGAGACACATCGGCAGTTCATCAAATAGTAACTGTTAGAGATGCTGATGATATTTTAACAGTTCAATATCCGTTCATTTCTATTGGATCAACATCAGGTATTGGTACATTTGGTGGTGAAATTAATGGTAATGATATTGATCTAAAATTCTATCCTGACTCATCATTCTTATCTCTAATAGAAGTTCAATCATTTAACGAAATATTCTATACAGAAACAGATTTTAATAATACTTCCATAGATCTAGATTATGGTCCTGTCCAACAAAACGTATTTGTTACTTCATTTGATGGTAGAAATGGAAATAGAGCAAATAAAACTACATTTGAACTAAAACATGAAGGTGTTCCAATATATCAGAAAACATTTAACCCAACGGATACTGTTGGTCTTGAAAAAAGCACTGGTATATTTACAATACCTAATCATTTCTTTAATACTAATGAAGAGATTACTTATGAGGAAGCATCAACTTTTGTAGGTATTGCTGCCACACCAGTATCAATCGCATCAACTGTAAACTTTGCAGGAGTTACAACTGACATATTACCTTCAACAGTTTTTGTTAAAGTAAGAGATGAGAATGAATTTCAATTATTCCCAACAAGAGCAGATATAACAGCAGGTACCGCTATAACATTCACTGGAGTTGGTGCTGGTAATGCACATAAGTTGACGATGACTCAGCAACTTACAAAAACAATTCTTGGATTAGATGGAGTTACTCAACAACCGATAACATTTACATCAATTACACACACTTTAGATGGTAATATCGGTGCTGCAACATCTCAATTTGCATTAAGTGGTATCGGATCTATATTTACTGCTGATATTCTAAAAATAGATAATGAATTTATGAAGGTTGAGCAGGTAGGATTTACAAGTACAGCAGATGGATCTGGTGACATTGATAATTCACTTAACATTTCACTTGGTATTTCAACCGTGCCTTCAGTAAGAGTTGAAAGAGGAGTTTTAGGTATCGTTGCTGCATCACATTCTGACGGAGCAACAGCAAGAATTCATAGGGGTTCATTTAATATCATAGACAGTTCTGTGCACTTTATAGAACCACCAAAGGGTAATACAAGAGAGAGAAAGACCCCAACTGAATTACCATTTATAAAAGCAGATTTTAGTGGTAGAACTTTCTTAAGACAGGATTATACAACTAACATGTTATTTGATGATATTTCAGATAACTTTACTGGAATAGGTAAGACATATTCATTAACAGTTGGTGGTGCAAATACTTCAGCAGGTATTCAGATTGGTAACGGTGTATTATTCATAAATGGTGTGTTCCAAACACCATTTACTCTTAATAATGCAGGATTTAATTACAAAATTGATGCAGATACAACTGCAGGTTTATCTACAGTTACTTTCACTGGTATTACATCTGAAAATGGTCAATTTATAGTATCAGAGTCAGATATTAATCAAAATCAAGTTCCTAGAGGTGGATTAATTGTATCTCTTGGATCTACACCAGGTCTAGGATATGCCCCATTGGTTGGTGCAAGAGTTCAACCATTTACTAATCCTGCTGGTGGAATCATAAGTATCGCTGGTATTGGAACGACATCAGGAGTTAATATTGGTATAGAAACAGCTGCTTATGATCATTTAACAGGTATCATAACTGTAACAACAGAGAAAGTGCATGGATTTGCACTAGGTAGACCAAATTCAGTGCATCTAAAGGATCTAGAATTTAGTTGTGCTTCACAACATGCAGGTGTAACCACCACAATATTCCAAGATCATGAAAGACCACTATTCTTGGTTGGTATCGTATCTGAAAGGACTTTTGAGGTAGATGCTGGTATTTGTACCATACCTCACATTTATCAACGTGGTGGTAATGCGATTGAATTCTTTGATGATTTAACATTTGGTTCTGGATATCGTGGTTCAACAGTTGCGATTGGTGTCACTGATATTAATTTCTTACATAAGTTTGTAAGATCAAATCCAAACTCAATAGAAGTTCAAGGTGGAGCATTAGGACCATTTACACCTACTGATGCAATATATGAATCACATACAGGTGATTTGACACTTATTATACCTAATCATGGTCTTACTACCAGCAACAAAATAAGAATCGCTACTAATTCACTATTCTTTAAGTGTAATAAGGATGGTAACTTTAGTGATCACCCTTATCCTCGTGCTACAGACCCTGCAGCAGGTGTATTCTTAACAATTACCTCTAAGACAGATAATTCAATTACAGTCGATGTAGGTGCTGGTGGAGGTGGTGGAACAGGTGCTGACGTTACTGCAACTGTTGGTGTTGGTGGCACACTAATCTTTAGTATTAATTCTGCTGGTAGTGGTTATATTAATCCACAAATTAATGTACCTGAACCATCTTATGAGAATCTTGAGGTTGTTGGCACTAGTCGAATAGGTATTGGAACAACT